GATACGAGTATCTAGGCGACCAATATCTTTCATTGTATATCGCTTATTATTAAGTTTTCTTGCTATTACTTCGTCTGTATTAATCACAAATGGTTTATATGTGACTTCGAATAATGTCATTGCTTTATCGATATCAAGTGGCGGAATAGGATTCTCGGATGCCACACCCTTAATAACTTGGAATTGACCATCAAAGTCAACTACAACTTTATCAATTCTACCTAAGTAGTATGAATAGTCTGCTTCAACATTCGTGCCAATCGCAGGAAGTTCGCCTTTAGATGCACCAGATGATGTAAAGTTAACTCCACTATCATCAATTCTAGGTCTAAAGTCTAAACAATCTCTAAGGTCATATGTTTGACCATCGTTACCTGGACTTTGATATGTTGGTATAGTTTCATAAGTAACAACACCATCATAACTATCTACTGAGAAGTAGTCGCCAGCACCATGTGAGAAGTAGTCAAATGTTATCAACAAACGCCCTGTAGGCGCTGGACGACCCGCATTAAGACTAATGAATGCTAAGTCATAGAATGCATCTTTCTGCCCTGTGTCAAACGTATATCGGTCTGTAACGTCTTGGTCAGAACTAGTTGCATTTGTTGAGAAATCTGCAGACATCTTAACAGATTTCAATGCATATCCATCTGCTTTACCAAGTTTAATTATTGTGTTTTGTGCTTCTGCTTGAGTTGTAACTTGTTTAGTTTGATTTAGGTTTAAGGTCTTTGACTTTTCAACAGCATCATTACCACGAACATTGACTGAAGCAATCAAGTCTACACTATCACCATCGGCACATGCTCTCGTTGACAAACTAAACAAGTTAGTGATATCAAGAGTTCTGTCTGAACCGGAGAGTGCTAAGTTTGAAGTTGTAATGTCGAGTAAGTCACCAGCGACACGCGAACCATTACCACCTGGAGTATTAATTACAAGTGTAAAGTTTTGCAGATTAGATGTTGATGCGAAAGTTTCCTCAGTGCCAGCGGCAGTGAAAGAAACAGAACCATTATTTGATGTTGTAATAGTTCCAGTTGCAAACTTTCTACGAACAGTATAGTTTGTTGAAAGAACATTATCTGGATCGGCAGAACTATCACCTCTAACTTTTCTCATTCTAAAGAAGTTAGTTGGGAATACAAGACTTTTCTGGTCAGGTCGAATAATCTCTGCAGACATTCTTTGCAGTTCACCATCGGTTACTACTGCTTGTCCAGTGACAAGTACTGCCGTCTTATTATTAGTGACTGAAGCAATCTCACCAACATCAGTTCCATCTATGAAAACTCTATCACCCGCTCTGAGTTCTGTGTTAAGTCGTGTACCAACACCAGTTAATGCGGCAGATGCACCTGTTGCTGAAGTAGCGGTACCAGTCAATCTAATAAGTTTAGGTTTTACATCTGCGGTAAATGAAGCAGAACCGGGTGTTGAACTATCTCCAAATGCTCTAGCATCTCTTGCAAAGTCTTTACCATCATTCATTTGAATATCAAAGAGACCTAATTTAAATGTTGTCTCTGAAAGTGTTCCTTGATAGTCTCCATCATGAAGAATAAAACTTCTAACATTAGCAGAACCAATTAATGCTGGAGTTCCAGCAGTAAAATCATCATAAATGTAAATTTCTTCGAAATCATCAATCTCAGGTAATGCTGAGAGATTTTGAACTAAAATGTAGTTACCAATATTTGTTTGAATAGGTGTATCTACTAAACGATTAAATGTTCTAGGTTTATCAGCAAGAATATACTTCGTAATCTGACTTTCAACTTCATAACCTTGAACATATGCTTTTCCGGGTTCGACACCTAGTGCTAATTTATCTACACTACCACCATCTGCAACTGTGAAAATACCTCGGTTATTTCCAGAAATTAAACTTTCGCGAACATCAAGTCTAAAAGGTTTAACTTCGTAGTCACCACTTTCATCATAAGTTCTTCTAGCAAACTCTTCTTGTAAAAAGTTATAATCTGCCTTTTTAACAATTCTAGCAATTTGACCAGCATTAACGCGGGCAAGTTCAATAAATGTTGTGTCTGTAACATCTGTTAACCCTTTTTTAGTTAGAGTTAATAGAATTTTATATCGGTGCGCACCAGGAGCGGCAAAGTTAGACGCTCCCTGTGCATTATCTTTTAGTGTTTCATCTTCTTCTGGAGTGATAGTTTGTTGTGAGACATCAAATCCAATACGATATGATGGTTTGTCATGATAATTATCAAGAAGTATTCTCTGTCTAGTATTAGCAACAAAGAATCCATTTACAAAATATACACCCGCTTGAATTTCAACCGCAGACCCAACTCCAACAGTATCATTCGCACCGGCAGTGAGTAACCCGCCACTATCAGTAGGATTAACAGAAGTGACTGAGTATGAAGTGCCGGTTGTTAGCAATGCCGCACTGATTTCTGTAGTTTGGTCTGCGGTTAAATCTTGGTTCTTTGCAGTCGTATTATCAACATTTAATGAAGTTACAGTTTCACCAATTTTATATACTTTAGTATTATTGTCAGTACCACTGTCTTCATATTTGACATACAGTGTTAGCGGAGTGGTAGAGGTCGCCGCAAGTGTTCCAATAACTCTCGCTTTAACACCTGTCTCAGTTCCAGTGATAATCTTATTAAGAAAATCTGACCTATAACTTTCAACATTCTGTGCATTAAATGTTGATTGAACTTTAATGAAATCATATTCCATATCAATAGCAATATCGCCAGGAATAACTTGTGAACCTTCATCAAAAACATGTCGTCCAAATCTTTCAATTTGATTTTGAAGAACAGATTGTAATTGAGTTAACTCTCTCGCCTGAACTGGAAATCCAGGACGAAAGAGTACTCTTTGAAAGTTTTTTGCTTTCCCGCCGGTTGGTCCCTCAAAATCATCATAATAAGGGTCTACATTAAAGTCTATAACTGCCATTTTTGCTCCGAGTTTCTATTTAATCTATAATTATATTTATAGACTAAAATTCAATAACTAATTTGATATCTTCAATCTGGTCAGACGCACGATTAATTGGGCGTCTATGTTCGATATACATGATATCACCACTATCAGGTTCTACTTCGGGATTGTTTACGGCGCTAACAGTTCCAGATGCGCTTGATGTACCACCGGTAACTGTTTCTGCCGCTTGAAATGCAACAAATCCACTATTTACGTCTTGATAGTATCTAATAGTTCTGGTGCTGGAATCATAATCGATTACCTTTGCTGATGCACCTGATGTACCACCAGTAATAGTTTCGTCTGTCACAAATGTACCAGTAAGTCCGGACACTTGTAATATGATAGACTTAGTTGCTGATTTTGTAGTATCGGTTGCAACTACAGTAGTACCAAAGTTGTAAGGATCACGAACAAGACCAATTCTACGATAGTCGTTAGAAACTGGGAAGTCTCCAGAACCATCGGCATACTCTAGTCTTACGTTATTCATCACATAAAAACCACCAAGTTCTGATACGGCATTAGTTGAGTGACCACCTTCTGGTGAGATAATTGCTTTCAATGCGCCAGCAGAACCGCCACCACCAGAAAGGGTGATAGTTGCTTGTGTATATCCAGAACCTTCAGCAGTAATAGTTACTGAGTTAATTACTCCACCAGATACGGTTACTGTTGCTGTTGCTCCAGTTCCATCACCAGTAATAGTTACTGTAGGTGCGGATGAATAACCAGTACCGCCGGCGGCGATAGTAATATGTCTAATTTCACCAGCAATTGCCGATTGCTGTGTATCCCACTGTTCTTTGTATGGTTGTCCAGCACCCGGATCTGCAGTTACATATTTGACCGGCATAAAGTCAGTCGATAAGAACTTCAATGCATCAGCGGCAGAGATAGTATACATGTATTTCCATACATAATTATCTGCAGTTGTGATATAACCAGTTGAAGTACCGGTTGGTTTTGTTGTTGATGTACCACCCAAGTTGTTACTGATACACTTATATACATTATAATCGTCTGTCACAACGTAGAATGTTGCACTATATAAGGTAGAAGCACCTGAGTTTGATTGATTTGATGATGAATAATCGTGTGCGAACTCATCGTATATAGTACCGGATATCCAATCTCTTCGCACAACCGCGTGAGTTACATCAGAAGCGGTTACACGTTTCATCGCGACCATATCATCATACGCATTAAAAGACGTATCGATATTATCCGATGGGGTAGGTGGAGATGTGTCATCTGCCCACGATTGTGGTCGTCCGATGAACAAATAAATGTTAGTTCCTGCTGTTTCACTAAATGCTTCAATGTATTGTTCGGCATTGTGAATTCGGAACTTGTTAGTAATGATTGCGGCCATTTTTTCCTCTCTTCTTTAAAAGTAAGTTTGTTTATTACATTATTTATAAGACTTTTTTAACTATCTCTTAGAAAGATTTCGCTGTCAAATGCAAATGAAGTCTTTCGTCCAGGGTAGTTAACTAAGTCAGATACAGTTACTAGGTCATTCAAGTGTTTTATTTGCACATTTGAATAAGTATCCCAATAGGTATCATTGCTGGTATTTGTTCCAGTATAGTTTTGAGTTAGAACAGAACTATCATAATCTGCTCTATATATGCGACCGCCACGGTCGATATTTCTGAATCCTCTTAGTTCTGGAATAATTTGGTCACCAGTTTCAAGTAGCACCTCATCTCCATCTTCTTTAGTAATTGTTCTTGTGTCTGAGTATGGTGGAAGCAAGAATTTAAATCTATCAATTGAGTAACCAGTAGAACCAAGTTTAGCACTACCAAAGGATTCGTGTAAATGAGCATCTTCTAATCCTAGAGATGCAATTAGATGTAATTTTGAAGATGAAATTACCTTCAAATCTTCTGCAGATGTAATCGTAGGTAATAATAGCGTTACTACATTTTGAACTTTTCTTGCAACCATAGCAAGTTGTTTATAAATTTGTAGTTCATGTTTGACACTACTAACATCTACTATTGCCTGATTTACATATGCTTCGAATGTTTGCAGTATAAGCATAATATCTGGAGTTTCATCAGTTTTATTATGCTGGTTACCTGTTGCAGTTACATTATTAGGAGCGGTAGGAATATTAGCAGAGTTATCAAACGCCGCGGCACCCTCTCTTAAATGTAGAACAACTTGTTTCAACATTAGCATAGTAGCATCAATATTTGCTAAAGGTGTTTTATATCTTGGGAATACTAGTTTAGGATATACTCCGCCTGCTTCAGTTCCAACCACATATTCCTCACCTCGTAAATATTGTTTACCTTTGTTGGTTTTATCTTCGAAACTATCTTCCATCAACAAGTATGTACCGTCTTCATTAAGAATTCTTGTTGGAAATAGAGTTGCTTTGGCAACTTCAAAAAATAACTCAAGTTCAAGTGCTTGTATTTGAGGCGTCATTGTGCAGTCAAGTAAAAGTTCATTAAGAAGTTTAATTGACTTAAATCTAGGTTCTTCGCCATTAAGTCTGAATTGACTACCACCAAATACTCTTGCGCGGGCAGTTGTTGCAATAGATACTTCACCAAACAGTGCTAGTCCAACTGGGTGTAGAATACGCTTGACCGCATCTCTCCAGATGTTAATTGAGTTACCAACTTTAACAACATATGAAAAGTCTTGATAATAGAAACTATCTTGAATTTTCTTTGAACTTTCAGAAATACGTCCATCAGCACCAAATAAAACACCTTCACTTGTAGAAACTGTTCCTGTTAATGGACTAATTACAGCGGGATCACATTGAGCAATATTTGCTATAGTTCCTGATATTTGACCTTCAATTCTTGTTCTCATATTAGTAGTGCGAAAACTATCATTTACTGTATTTAATCTTACTTTTAATAAGTTTCGTGCATTGTCTATACTGACAATAGTTCCTGTTTCTACTTTAGTATTCTCACTCTCTAACACATCTCCAGTTTCAAGTAAAATTGTGCTTTTATCTTCTTTTAGAATTCTATAAGGTTTTGTGTTTATAGTTTCTCCAAGTATAAAATTATCTGTGGCATTTTTGTATATAATATTATTTTGTGCTACAACTACTGGAGGTTGAGAATATCCACTACCTAAATTAATTCTTTGTACATTAGTAATTCTACCAATATCATTAGATAATGCATATATTTGTGCGCCGCTTCCACCATTTGCAGTTGTTACTGCAACAGTAGGAAGTTCTGTATAATTTGATCCAGTATTAACTGTTAGAATTGAGTGAACGGCACCAACATAGTCTGAAGTTTCAGGAATAATGCTACTACCATCTTCTAATGTAAGTAAGTCTCCATCTTCTTTTGCAATCTCAAGAATATCACCTGCAAGAATGTTATAACCGGTTTCTAGTAGAATACCATCTCCAGAGTTTTCTGCTATCAGTCTACCCTCAATTCTATCAACTATAGCAATAGAGTTTGATCCTAAATTACTATTAGTAAATACAATTGGGTCCTTTAATTTATAGTCGCGGCCTCGGTTTTCAATGAAAAAGTTTTGTACTCCACCTCGACCTATAGAAGTAATATCATGATCCGCTGACGATCCAATATCTTCAGTCACCATAGTATTACCTGCTTCTGATAAAATATAACCACTAGCATCTTCTAATTGAAATGATGGAGTTAAATTTCTTGTAATTAGATTATCACTAGTTTGATAATATGTACCTGCAACAGGAATATTAACACCAGTAATAATTTCATCAACAACACCAGTAATAGTTCCTGTGTCTCCAGCGATAGTAACAGTCTGACCAGCAACAAAGGTTCCTGTTACAGATTGGTCGGTCAATACTAGTTGATAAATGAAATTCGCACCCACAGCAAAGGCAGTGAAATTTTCAATCAACGCAGTTGCTCTATTGATATCTGGTTGTAGTGGTTGATTTGCCTGCACCACTTGTTTACCAACTGCTTCAGTTACAGGTCCAGTAACTTGTTTAATATTCATAATAGTATCAGATGTAAATTGTCCATCGGAGACACGCAACATGTCTCGTTTTGGATAATAAACCTCAACTTCTTCATTAAACAACATTCTGAATAACAAAATAAGCGACTTATCAGTACCTTTACTTTGATAGAAATCTTTTACGTTCTTTAAGAAAGACCGTTTATCAGCAACAATATTGTCTGGAATATCAACTAAGTAATTTTGCTTGAAGTAAGTTACAAAATCATCTACAGTTTTGTCAATGTCTGCATATATGCTGATGTTTCTGGTTCTTTCAATCGCACCAGCATTTAATTCTGTCCACTCGTAGTATGCTTCCAGAAAGGCAACAAATGTTGTATGGTCGGATGCAACAAATTCAGGCAACTGCTCAGAAACAATTGACTTTACTTTACCTTTAATTTCATCTGGAATAATATTTAATGACATTAGTATGAACTTCCACTGCTTCCGCTACCTGATGAACCTGAACCACTACTACTTACAATGGATGATGCCGCGGTTGTTACACCACTACCACCAGTTTTACTTAATTCATTGCTACCTGTTGTCTGATAATCAACACCAGCAGAGGATTCGCCAGTTGCAACTTTATCTACAATTGTATTAACTGTAATGTCACTTTCATTAATCATTAACAATACATTACGCACACTGACGATATCATTAGAGTTTAAAGTGACAAAGACTTCAACAGCATTATTATCTAATGTTGTTGCCGTAACATTTAACTGGTCAATAACTATTTTTCCGGTGGCATAGTCAATTTGTCCTTGTTGTGAATTAACATAAACTCTAGTTGAAGAACCTTCTTCTAGATAATATGAGCGAATGTTACCACCCCCATCATCATCTAGGTATAGTGTATTTGCTAGTCCAGCAATTGTAAATCCTGTAGATGATAAGTTGGTTGGTGCACCTACACCTTGAGTAAATAAAGGATTATAAAAGTTAATAGTGTATTTACTCTTAACATTTAGAATTGCATCAAAGTGTCTTTCGCATCTAAGAGTTGTAATGTTTGAAACAATACCAACATCAGCGCGGTCAATAATATTTGTCAATTTTGAGTATCTAAGAACACTATCAAAGTTTTTAATTTCAGTAGTAGCATAGTTCATAACTGCAGTTCTAACTTTAGCAGATATATCTGTATATGTTGATGTTGTTGCATTAGGATTCCAATATGCGTTAATAGTTGGAATAATACAAATGTAAACCGGATCAACAATTTCTGGAGTAATAGACACCATGGTTTTGGATTTTAAAATATCATTTTTAATAGCATCTTTTGTAGATGTAGTTAGTGACCTACCAGTTTTAGGTTTGATTGACATAAAGACTTTTCCATAAACTGGTGGGTCATTATCTTCACCACCCCAAACTTGCATAGTATCAACATTGTTATACAGTTTAGGAAGAATAACTTTATAATCTTCTGCGGTTACTGCGCGATTTTGCGCTGAGTAGAATTTAGGAGCATTGAACTTAATACTATCAACGGTCTCTCTAGGTCCACCGTTCTGTGCATTAATGACTGTAGTGATTGTAGCATTTGTAGAACCACCAACTGCAGTTGCTAATGTAAAAGTAGATGCGCCGTTTGCTTCATCTTCGTTACTAACAATATATTCTAGAATAATAATATTACCATCATCTAATGCAGTACCTAAAACACCATCACCAAAAGTAATTTCATATTGTCCATTTTCAACACCATTAATAAAGTATACATTAGAAGTATTCTTAATATCTAATATGTTCTCCGCTTTAGTGAAAGTTCTTGTCTCTAAATCCGATACACTATTCTGAACTTTAACACTAAGAACAGAAGTATCAATATTCGGTTCTGGAATAATAAATCTTTGTGTGAGTGCTGAATTTTTTGTGTAAAATAATTGTAGAAGTGTACCTTCACGCAAATCAATATTCGTAAACGTGTAAACTCCTTCTGTGGGAACAATAGTTACATCCGCTGTTGTTACAAACTGATAGTTGTTATCAGAAACACGACTTCTAAAAACAGTTCCCTTAGGCATCGTCAACTGCGCTGGTGCGCCAACAGGATTGTTAACTGTTATGTTAATACGAGCAGTCGGAGAAGTTGATGAACTAGGGGTATATCCTAAATGCTTGGCAAGAGAAACTACACTATCACGTTTGACGGCACTATCAAGAAACATTTCGTTTGCAACCATATTAGCGTATACTGCATTGTAATGAGTATTATATGATAATACATCCAAAAGAGTATTCATTGCCGAACCTTCAAAGTTGTAATCTTTGAATGCATCTTGAGATGTTAAATATGTTTTAAGATTTGACTTAATGCTAGTAAAGTCAACTTCTGATACATTAATTCTTTTTGTAGTCTGTGCCATGCGTTACCTTGTCCTCGTCAAGTAGGTATCAAAAACCTCTTGCTGTGTATGATTAACAACATAAAAATAGATGCGTACATTATATTCATTATTGTCACTATTATCAAAAACTTCAACAGAAGAAATTTTTGCTCTAGGTTCATGGTGTTGTATAACTTCTTCGATAGTCTTACCAATCATGCGTCTGGTCATAGGTGTATTATTCTCAAATAAGAGTTGACCAACAGCGCATCCTAAGAAAGGTTGAAAAGGTCTTTCAAAGTTTCTAGTAGAAATTAATGCTCTCATAGACTGCTTTACTGCTTCAACATCATTTTTCTTTGCCACATCACCAGTGCTACTCAACCTTGTAAAGTTAAAGTCAAGATCCGAAAAACTATTAGTGCTTCTTTTTATTGTAGTTGCCATAGAACTATTTATACCTCTTTATCCACCAGCAAACACATTCGATGAACCTGTTGAGACTGAAGTACAACCACTTACACTATCTCCAACTCTACCACAACCTTTATTGTTCACAAATACAGTTGATGAACCTGTTTTTATAGGTGCCGCATGAGAAGGACATGGTGCACCAGGTAGTTTATGAAGTGTATTGTTATCTCCCTGTCTACTAATACCTGTACCATTACAAAATACATTGCTACTTCTTTTGTCTCTCTTAGGAGTTGAACAATGCATCACATCTGTATCAACGCTATCACCTCTACAAACTGCTGGCATTATAATCTCTCCCTAGAAAATATCTCTTTGAACTTTGCATGAAAAGTATCAATCAAATCATGTTCTTCTTGCGTATGCGGTTCCGGCGGAAAGTCAGGTTCAAATCCTATCAGATTGTCAAATGACATAGGTATATCATCGATATGACGATATGTGTGAACTACACCACCAATCAGAACTTGAAACTTACCTGTCATCTATCTACCTTGTCCTCTGTATTTCTTAAAATTGCGTTTTTTATCTTTATTCATAGAAGCAAATTTAACCATAGACATTCTACCACTTGTTGATGTTTTCTTTGGATTACTTTCATGAATATATGTTCCAATGCTTGCTTTTACTTTCGCCATTTTATCTCTCCAGTATTAGTTCAAGTCAATTCTAGGTGCATCTGCATCAATGTTCGCACCAGCGTTTAAGTCCATTGTTTGACCACAAGTTTGTGTAATATTAGTTTTCGCTTCTACTTTAAAGTTTACGCATTTAATCTGTACATCTTTTTCAGACTGCATATCAATATTATCTTTTGCATATACAGTTGTCTTACCTTGTGTGAATATATTAACTGCACCTTTTGCTTCAATGTTAAAGTCTTCATCTACTAATACTTCAGCATTCTTAAATGAATGTATCTGAATAGTTCCATCAGGATGCAATTCAATGAATGTATCTTTACGATGAAATAATAAAATTCTTTCATTATCAGGAGTATCATCAAATTCTAAAGCATGTCCACTTTCAGTTTGATAAACTTTATTGTATGGGTATCTTGCATTGAAAGGAACTGCAGAAGGAGTCCATGTGTCAGTACTCCAAGCAATGTTTTTCTTTCCTATAGAAGGTTTACCGTTAGGACCTTCTCCATCTACACGGTGTCCTTTATTAACACCATCAATTCTTGTTGTATAAAGTTTTGACCTTTTGTCGCCTCTTGCTAAACGAGAAGTATCTGGTTCATTAATTTCAGTAGGATGTGTTCCGCTTGGGTCAGAGAATCCTAAATCTGTATTGGGACGTTCTATAGGATACCCATTAAATGAACCCATGACAACTGGTTCTTGACATCCTTCGCCATCTCTAAAGAAACCCATGACCCATGAACCTTTAAGTAGTCCTGATGGTGAGTGACCAATCTGTGATACTGATGCGGATGTTGTTGGCATCATAACCATCGCCCATGGTAAATCTTCAATAGGAAGTGTTTCTTTATCTTCTGTGTGAAGACCCAAGCAACGAACACGAACTCGTCCAATCTGCTCAGGATCATTATGGTCTTCAACTACACCCATGAACCAGATAAAACCGTCCATGCCCATGAAATTTTTCATAATCTACCTCTTAATTCTGCTTGAGAATAATGTCGAATGCCGCTGTTACTCTTGCGTTGTTAGAACGAACTGATGCACGAACATCAATATCAGATTTTTCGGGTATTACTTGAGGAACACTAAACTCATAGTCATATGTTCCACCTGTTCCTGCTACTTCGAATGTGTGACCAATTCTAAATGCATCTTGTCCGAAATATCTAACATACATGTTACCTGTTGCATCAGCATTCGCGGCAACAGTCATAATACCTCTCATTAGATATGCTGTGCATCCTGCTGGAACTGTGTAAATCGCCATGAGTGTTTGACCCAAATCAGCGTGAATTCTTGCAACAACAGTTGTAGATACTTTAATATCGATGTCACCTACATTCGTTGCACCTGTAGATACGAATGCTCTAAAGACACGAATGAATGTCGTGCCGGTATCTGTTGTGTTGCCTGATGCGTTTGTAAGTGTGCAAGTATCTGTGACTTCTGCATAGTTCTCATCAAGTCCTACGATAGTTACAACTTTATTCGCATCACCTGCGTCTGCTCTATCTACTGTGACTGCAGAAGCAGAAGCGAATGCCGACCAAGGATACAATGTGTCACTTACATCCCACACAGAACCGGTTGTGTTTGTTGCCATTGAAGGAACAGCACCGAACTTATGAACAGAACTTACACCTTTGTAGAGTCCTCTGGCGATGTTAATTTTTTCATCGTTAAATAAATAGTTTCCCATAGGTGTAAATTTCTCCCTTTAGTCTTATTTATACAGAAAGCGTTTGGTTACTTGTTGCAAAACCTTTTTTCCGCATAACAGTTTTTGCAACTAATTCGAACTCTTGTGAGTTTTTATCCCACTTGAGAACAAATGGCATATTAATATCTGTCCGCATATCTTTGATTACCGCTTCAGCATCAGGACCCAACTGTGGAATTTTCTTACCATGTTTGTTATAAGTCTGCTTAAACAGTCTCGTAAGTTCTGCAGTAGTAATCTGTTTCTTGTTACGTTCATCATTAACCCTATCTAAAAAATGTCGCGTGAATTCAACGTCAATTTTAACTTTTGCAAATAATCTATCCGCAAACTTTTCGATACCATCTAAATCTCTTTGTGATATCTCTTCTCGTAATTCTGAAAATTTACGCATTCCATCCATCCTTTACAATATTCATGTCTACTTTGTATGCTGTAGTTGTGTTTGCCACCGGCGTAAACAAATGAATTACATCTCTAATTAAATAATGTCCTGAGTATTTAGATTGATATACATCAGCATTATCTTCAGTCTTTCTAACCGCAGGATAGTTAAACTCTAACAATCTTCCGGATTCAATAATAGAAGAACCAGGCGCTTCAAAGTTATTAATAACTTCATCACTAATTTGTTTTAATATTTGTTTTCTCATTAACACATAGTCATCCGAATAGAGAGTTCTGGAACCAACATCACCCTTTTTATTAGAATGTATTCTAGAGTGTTTTGGACTAATCATGATAGACAGGTTTGTGTTTAATGGTTCGCTAGGAGTTTCATAATGTGTTCGCGCACCAAGTCGTTGTGTTTTATTAAAGTCATTAAAATAATTATATTCTTCTACTGAGTAACTCTTATGAAAAATATCATGTGTAATATTTCTAGAAGCAAGATTACCTTCTATCAAATCTTTTCCTATAGTTCCTCG